AAGATGTACCATTAAATGTTACAGGTGGAGTTTCAAATTCTACAACTAACACAGCTTTTGCAGCTTTAGGTGGAAATACTACAGCATTGAATGCTAACTTGGCACAAGCAAATTGTTTTACTAGATTAGTTGATGCTTTAACCTTGGCTAATGTAACTGTTGGAACTATAAATTCAATATATCAAACTTCATATGGTTATAACTATAATCCGCTACCATCTGTTTCAGCATTTAACAGAGATGTTGCAAGTGAAGGAATATCTGATGGAGCTGGTGGAATCAAAGGTGAAAATGCAGTATTCACTGTTGAACATTTACCGGGTGGTGTAAAAACTGTTACAGTTGGATCTAATAAAGGTTCAGGTTTTAACAAGTACGAGACATTAAAGTTACTTAATAATGATAGAGTACCTACAGCTAATGCAACTGGTACAGCAGAAATTACTGGTTTAAGATCATATGAAGGTAAGTATATAGATACTAAAGGATTCTTATCATGGAATAACAGATTACAAGATAATTTCTTCTATCAAGTGTATAGTTATGTTATTAGATCTAATAATATGGTAAGACAATACAAACAGTTTGTTGATGATTTAGTACATCCTGCTGGAACTAAATTATTTGGTGAAGTAAGTCAAAAAAGTGTTATCTCACAAGTTACAGTTGTGAGTAGTAATGTTTCAACAACGTCAAGTGCAGTTGTTAACTTTGATAGTACAGCACTAACCTTTGATTCAGCTAATACAAGTTTTGATGCAATTTAATATAAATAGGATTAAGGATAAAAGATGGCAAAACAATCAATTGGACTAGGATCAAGCGCTAATGATGGAAGTGGTGATACACTACGTGCTGGTGGTGATAAAGTCAACGATAATTTTACAGAAGTATATAACGCATTAGGTGATGGAACAACCATAGCTGCCAATACAGGAACATTAGTTTCAAATGCATATGCAATAGCAACATATGCAGCTAATTCTGCTATCAATACTAGATTAAATTTATATGCAAAAGTTGCAAATGTTGCTTCTTTAGCTGCATTAGCAAATACTAATTCAGCCATAGCTCAACGAGCTCAAGTTGCAAATGTTGTTTCATTAGCTGCACTAGCTAATAATAATACAAGATTAGCATTGATAAACACAAATCTAGTACAAACAAACAACGCTATAAGAACATTAGTTTCTGATAGAACTCAAGTATCAAATGTATTTTCAGTATTCAGTAGTGGTAAAAGTTATTCAACAGTACCAAATTATGGTGCAGCAGTAACATATGAT